TATACAGCACACAAATGACTAATGGTGTTATCTTTACATCAACGAAAGATATTGCCATCCGTGCTGGTCTACCTGATACACAAGAACTTATGGACAATGGAGGAGTAAATGCTGACTTACAGCCCAGCTACTCGTGATGAGGTAGAGCATTTATTACTCGTCTCGGAAGAAGGCAAGAATACTCGTTTCCTAAAATCATCTCACAATCTATGGTATCGTTTTAAAAACTATACGAAAGCACCACCTCTTGCTGCACGTGAGGGTGATGATATTGTGGCTCTGATATTTGCCACATTCAATAAAGATGGTTACACGAATCTATATGAGATTGTTACAATGGAAGGTCATGAGGGTAAAGGGTATGGCTCGAAGGTATGGGAATATTTCTTAGACTATGCAGTGAACCAGAAACAGAGTAAACGATTGAAGATATCTTGTACGCCATCATCAGTTACTTGGCATATGCGTAATGGTCTGGTGTTTTGGGCAGTCGATCCATCTGGTAGTTTACGATCTGATCAGCCACTGTTTGCTACTCGAGGTGAGCAGTTGGAGTTTCGTGCGAAAGCGATTGTAACTCCGAGTATCGCCAAACCTACTAATCCTCGAGTGATAGAACAATTAAAGAAAGAAGCACCAGAGTCTCATGGCTTTGGTAAAAAGAAAATGAGTGCCACAGAGGAAGCAATTACTGCTGTCGGCGAATGTTGGTTACGCGATGCATTATATGAAGATGCATCTTTGGAGAGTCTGTTTGACTGATTATAGAAAAAAAGAAAATCGTAGAGAAGCATTTAAAAGATGGTATGCTTGGTCATTAAAGCATGGTGATTGCGATCCAGCGATATGGCTCGGTAATTATCTGAATAAAAGATACGAACACAATGACGAACAGCGACTCTGGTTTGCTTGGTTATATGGCAACACATACTATCTCCCGACATCGTGGATATTGATGAATGAGTTTCCTGATTATGAACTGGCTACATTCGATCGTATGGACGCATGGAACACAGAGAATTATAAGCGACTACGATACCAGACAGACACCAAATGGAGTAAAGGACATCTAGCTGATATGTTTAAATCATACGAGGTATTTGTTACTCCTGCTCGTACACAACGTCAAGCGATCGAATCTTATTATGGTGATACAGAGGAACAGAACTTTGATAATCTCTGGACAGCATTCAAGGACAAGCTGTATAAGTTTGGGCGATATTCTGTTTGGTTTTATATGCAACAATTAAAGCATACAGCAGATGTAGAAATAGAACCAACCAGTCTGATGCTTAATGATTACTCTGGCTCTCGATCTCATCGTAATGGATGGCTCTATGCACTCGGACAAGAACATAATACTGATACAAGATTGACTCCTGCCGAGTATGATAGACTCGAGGCAGAGGGAACTGAACTGATCAGAGAAATGAAAGCTGAATATCCTGAACTATCCAAAGACATTAATTATTTCTCGATGGAAACCTGTCTGTGTTCATTCAAGAAATTATTTCGTAAGAATCATGGCAGATATCTGGGTTACTATCTGGACAGACAAGCTGAAGAGATATTGAAAGTGGAGCAAGATGGTTGGTCTGGTATCGAGTGGGAAGTTTTGTGGCAAGCAAGACGTGAATGTTTGGACTTGACTTTAGCTGGTAAAACAGGAATAATTAAAGAAAAATTTGGATCGTTTATGAATACAGGCAGACTCGATAGACTTGAGATGATGTATCGTGACGAGAAAAAAGTGGAAGGAGTGTTACCATTATGAGTACAGTGATTGCAATTGTCGGTGTTCCTGGAACTGGGAAGTCGACATTAATGAAAGAGTTTCTTGAAATACCCAGAGCATATGATGAATATTGGGAACTATCTAAACCAGTCGATCTGGTTGAAGGTCAGGTAAATGGCGATGTATTTGTTATGGGTAAGTATGAGGAAGGTGAAGTTTTCTCTGGTACTGATAGACTCTCGATGGCGGTTCAGCCAAAAGCAATAGAATATCTACAGAGCGATCCAGCCAAGTTTGTATTATTCGAGGGAGACAGATTGACGACTGTATCATTCTTTCAAGCAGTCAAACAAGCTGGACATACTCTACATATTATTGAACTGACTATTCCAGATGAACTTCGAGAGCAAAGATATATAGATCGTGGTTCTGATCAGAGTGAGCAATTCATTCAATCAAGGTTCACAAAACTCAAAAACATACGCAGTGAATTCGGAAGTAATCTATTCGATGATGGTAACATTACATCATTCGAGCATAAGGATGTAGAGGACACTCATAAAGTATTAGACTTTATAACAGGAATTATCAATGGGCAAAGGTAGCAGAAGAAGATTGCAACAGATAGCTGACGAACAGATGAAGGCAAACTGGGATAAGATATTCAGTCGCAAGCAAGATTACATACAAAAGCAACAAGATCTAACCGAATTGAATGGTGATGGGAATCGTGATAGAGGTAGATATGGCGAAGATCTTAGTCAAAAAGGTTCTAAAAAAGATTCCAATATACAAAAATAATTGTTGACATTTATCTCCATTTAGGTATAATATCTGTATAGTTAATGAGAGAGGTAAATATTATGGATAAAGCTATTGAAAAATTAATCGAAAAAATCAAAGCAGATTATGTTCGGTTCATGCCAGTGACTGGTGAAAGTGATACAAAAGACGAGATTCGCGTGAAAATGCAGAAAGAGTTTTTTGAAGGCATTACTGTCAAAAAAGGTCGTAAATACACGAAAATTATTACTGGATCCTCTGTCTGGGGATTTATCGTAAACGCTGAAAACGATCCTAAATTCAAACAAGGTGACATATTAAAAGCAGCTGGATGGCAAATGCCTACTCGTAATCACTCGCGTGGTAACATATTTGCTGAGAATTATTCTGTCGCTTGGACTGGACCACACTATATGGGTGATCCAAGGTTGGTCGCGTAAGTATGGAATGGAATGAGTTTGACCAACTCGCTAAATTAGACAGAGCGTTGGTGAGTAGACACGATGAAATTGAAGTCGGAAGTAAACCTACTCAGAAATCCAGAGAAGTAGCCACTGGATGCTCTGTCGCCCTTATTCACTTATTATATTATTGAGGAGTTATTATGAAGCTAGTGATTGACACACAAATAAAAGAAAACTATGGTGCTCACACGTGGGATGGTGAGAATGAATGTCCGCAGTATTGGAAATTCAAAGGTGGTCATACATACGTGGTTGAGAATGTTGATCAGTACGAGGGATTATCACTGCTTCAAATTCATATGGAACTCTCAAAACTCATCACGATGAAGGATGATTACTATGAGGAGTACCTTTTAGATGCCTACGAAAAAGAGGACAATGAACAGGCTGGTGAAGACTGGGAACAGGAGTGGGTAAGATATTGCACCAGAAACTTCTATGGTGAGTGGATCTGCTCGGATTCCAGTGGTAGCTGGATTATAGGTAAAGATGGCGAAAAGATTGATTATAAGATGCACTCGCTCGTCAGATTTACGGATGAACAAAAAGCTAAAATGGAGGTGGCGTAATGGCTCTTAAATATTGTGATTACATTGCAGACGTGATTAAGAAATCGCTTTGTGCAGATGAAGGACTTGTTTCTGAGGTTGGACATATTCAGATGGATCTACATCCCGAAGAAGGATATTTTGTCTCTACGAAGAAAACAATACCAGTAAAAGATATAAACGGTACATCTTATATCGTTACAGTGGAAGAGGATCTCGATGCTAAATCTTATCCGAAGGACGAGGAAATCGCAGATTTGGTGGTGGAATTAGCAAGGAGAGCAGCGGATGATGATGACTATGAAGAGGGTATATTTCCGATTGCGACTGCTGCAGTAGAGAAACTGAGAGGAGATTATGTCTGAGTTCGAGATAGCATTTGCGAGTATGACTGTGATTGCACTGTGTCTCGTGGTAATGTTTCATTTAAATGACTAACCACACTCTCCAAGCCATATCTTTAGTCGTCATAAGCAGTCTGATGACAGCGATACTTGATGAAGCAGAGATGAGCAGATGGATGAAGTTTGGTTATGCGAAGAAATTGTATAGAGAAAGTGTGAAGAAATGAGTGAATGGTTATACAAAAAGATGGCTCCATATAGAGCGTGGTTAGATACTTTACCATTATTCCAGAGAATCGTGATGGAAGCAGTGAGTATTGCGATTATAACTCTACCTTTTATA